AAAAGAAAAAACGGGTGGCATAGCAAAAAAGAACGCCTACGGGTTCTATGGTTCAGATATTTGTCCGATACTGGGCCCCACCGGCGGCTGGCTAGGAGAAACCGAGCACGCCCCTACTAAGCCCCCGCTAAGCCCCTACTAGCAAGATCCTGCCAATGATCATGGCAGAATGTCGTTAGTAGGTCGTTAGCGGGGGCTTAGTAGGGGCGTGGCCGACACGCCCGACTGCATGCGGTACGACACGCCGAGTGACCTGCGCAAACGACATGACTACTCGGAGACCACTCGGGACCAATGGGGCCTCTGATCCGAGAAAGTCCCACGCGGGCGCGCGTAGGGAGTTCCCTCGCCTTCAGGCCCCATGGGTTCCGAGTAGCGACCGAGTAGCGGGTCGAGGGTCTGGGCCCCGGCCGCGATCTTGGCCGGGAAGACGGGACAGTCGTAGGAACAATGTGCTAGAGTCTGGCGCCATGACCTACTGCACCGGATGTGGCATCCCCCTCCCCCGCCAGCCTGACGACGGGGCCAAGCGATGGTGTACCAAGAACGCCCGCTGTCGATCAGCGAAAGCAAAGGCGGTTCGGACGGAGCAGGCCCTCGCCGAGGAGGGGCCCCCGGAGCAGTGCTCGAACTGTGGCGCCAAGATGACCTACCGCTGGGGGATGCCGAAGGGGCGTCCTCGCTTCTGTCGTCGGGTCTTGTGCAGCAAGGCCAGGGCTCGCTGGTACCGCCAGCAGGACGCAATCGTCCGAGCCGGATTGTGATCTAGGTCGGGAGACGCTATGCTGGGGTCCGTCACCCGGTAGCCAAGGCGCCACCCCGACCCCAGGAGGTCCACCATGTCGAGCACCGTCATCCTCGCCCACCGACGGAAGGACGCCGTCGCGCTCGCGAACCTGATCAACCTCCGCAGCCGGGACTACTCGTTCCCCTACCAGGCCTCGACCATCGACGGCCTGGCCCTGCGCCGGGTGATCATCCACCCCTCCTTCGCCGAGCGCCGCGACAAGCACGCCATCATGGCCGTCGTACGCCGCGGCACCCGGAAGAGCCCCAAGAGCAAGATCATCCGGGTCACCCCCGCCCTGCTCGAGCGACTGGCCCGCTCGGCTTGCAGTGCGGCCGAGGAGTCGCTGTCGACCCGTGCTGCGATGTCCGTTCTCGCCGAGGGTGCGGAATGACGCCCCCGCACGGAACCTGCGACCGAGCCCCCCGGGGGTGGTGGTGCTCGCTGGACCGCGGGCACGATGGCCCCTGCCCGGCCCGCGCCCGCTGGTGGAACCTGCGCGGCATGCGACAGCAGTGGAGGAACCGATGACCGACACCCCGCCGGTGGTCAACCCGGTCGACCGCGCCCTGCCGCCCGAGGGCTACGTCTGCGACGCGCCGTCGAATGTCACCCCGTCACGTCTCTGGTTCCGCGGATGACCGGCACCCGCGGCCCCATCCCCAAGCGCCCCGAAGAGCGGCGCCGTACGAACGCGCCCGAGATCGAGTTGACCACGGTCGACATCGGCAAGATGGTGCGCCAGGAGGTCGAGGTTCCGGAGCACAATCCGGACTGGCACCCCGTCGCCATCCAGTGGTACGTCTCGCTGCAGTTCTCCGGCCAGGCGGTCTTCTTCGAGCCCTCTGACTGGGCCACGGCGTACGTCCTGGCCGAGAACCTGTCCCGCGACCTCGAGCCCCAGCCGATCAGCGTCGGCAAGGGCGATGACCTCCACGTCGAGTTCCACGCCCGCCCACTGGCCGGGGCCAGCCTGGCCGCGTTCCTCAAGGGCGCGACCGCGCTCCTGGCGACCGAGGGCGACCGGCGCCGGGTCTCGGTGATGCTCGAGGGTCGCAAGGCCGGTCCCGAGGGCGGCGGCAAGGTCGTCGGCATCGAGGACCGCCGAGCCGGACGGCTCGGGTGACATGGACGGCACCAAGGTCCTCAAGTGCCCCTGGGCCGGGTGCTCGGTCGAGCATGTCGTGCCCTACCGGGTCTTCGCCAGCGGGACGTCGACCGAGAACTTCCGGCTCGAGGTCGCGGCCGACCTGGCCGACGTCTACGCCCATGCCTGGTCCCACGACCCGGTAGCCGTCCGTGAGGACTAGGGGCGACGCGCCCGTACCCGAGGAAGAGCCCAACCTCCCGCAGGTTGGGTACCAGCACGGCGACGGCCCGGCGATCATGACGTGTTACGTCGAGTCGCTGGACCTCGGAGGCCAGGATCGTGTAAACGCCGAGGTCAACTTCCAGGAGCGCAAGCGCGAGAAGCAGAAGGTGAGGGTCGGCTTCAAGCCATGACGACCGCCGTCGATGAACTGATCATCGAGGCGATTCACCTGGGCCCGACCTGGGAGCCGAACCCCGAGTGGGACGGCGAGTCGCCGCACTCGCAGTTCATCCTGCCCGAACGGACCCTGGGGTGGCAGATCCTCGACTGGATCGAGGACAACCTGCAGTCCGACGAGACGGACGACGACGGCCGCCCGCTGCCCTTCAAGCCGACCCGCGAGCAGACCCGCTTCATCCTCTGGTGGTACGCCGTGGACTCCCGCGGTCGGTTCCTCTACCGCGAGGGCATCCTGCAGCGCCTCAAGGGCTGGGGCAAGGACCCGCTCGCCGCCGTGCTCGCCGCAGTCGAGTTCGTCGGCCCGTGCCGCTTCTCCCACTTCACCGACATCAAGCGAGCCGACCTCAACCTCGAGATCGGCGAGCCGGTCGCCAAGCCGCACCCCCGCGCCTGGATCCAGATCGCCGCCGTGTCGATCTTCCAGACCCAGAACACGATGCGCCTGTTCCCGGGCCTCTTCTCCAAGGCCTGCATCAAGGAGCACTCGATCAACCTCGGCAAGGAGATCATCTACGCCTACAGCGGCCAGCGGATGATCCAGGCCGTCACCTCCTCGCCACGGACCATCGAGGGTGGCCGCGCGACGTTCGTGATCAAGAACGAGACCCACCACTGGCTGGCGAACAACGAGGGCCACGCCATGGCCGCGGTCATCGGCCGTAACGCCACCAAGGCCAAGGACGCCGCCGCCCGCGTCCTGAGCATCACCAACGCCTACGAGCCCTCCGAGGACTCGGTCGCACAGCACGAACGCGAGGCATGGGAGGCCGAGCATGCAGGTCTGGCAATCGACACGGGCGTCCTCTACGACTCTCTCGAGGCGCCGGAGCACGCCGCGCTCCGACCTCCGCGCGCCAAGGGAGCGCCAGAGCCCACCGACGAAGAGGTCAAGGCCTACCTCTCCATCGTCATCGCCGCCGTCCGAGGGGACGCCACCTGGCTCGACGTAGAGAACATCGTCAAGGCCATCCTCGACCGGAAGGTCCCCCCGAGCACATCCCGGCGCTTCTGGTTCAACCAAGTCGTCACCGCCGAGGACGCCTGGGTCACCGCCGCCGCCGTCGAGGCCGCCGAGGACCCGCTCGCGCGCGACCTGCGCAAGCACACCACCACCGACGCCGACCGCGCTGGCTGGGACCTGATCGCCCCCAGCGACGAGGTCGTCATGTTCTTCGACGGCTCGAAGTCCGACGACGACACCGGCCTGGTGCTCACCCGCCTGTCGGACATGCTCAAGGTGGTCGTCGGCTGGTGGCACAAGCCGCCGGGCGAGCGCGGCAAGCACTGGACCGTGCCCCGCCATGACGTCGACAACCGGGTCGAGGAGGCCTTCGAGCGTTTCAACATCGTGGCCTTCCGTGCCGACCCCTCCCACACCCTGGACGACGACGCCTCCCGGTACTGGGACGGCCTGATCAACGACTGGCACCGTCGCTACAAGGACGTCCTGCCGAAGGAGCAGTGGTCGATCAAGTCCGGCGACGGGGTCCACTCGATCATGTGGGACATGGCCAGCCAGGAGCGCACCCGTCAGTTCACCGAGGCGGCCGAGCGGTTCGTGGAGCGCCTCGAGCGCAAGGACGACGTCGAGGAGCCCGCCCCGGCCTTCCGCCACGACGGCCACCCCGGCCTCAAGCAGCACCTCAAGAACGCCCGGCGCTACCCCAACAAGTTCGGTGTGTCACTATGGAAGGGCGGCCGAGAGAGCCCGAAGAAGGTCGACCTCGCTGTTTGCGCGGTCGGATCCGATATGCTGGCCGAACTCGTCCTCAACCGAGGCCTTGAGGAAGAGAAGCCAGCCGGAGAGGTGTGGGGCGCGTGGTAATGAAACCGGAGGCCGTCAAGGAACTCGCCCGCGTCAACTTCCCGTCCTTCATCCGCCAGCGCGACCACGCCATCAAACTCGAGGCCTGGCACCGCGGCAGGCAGAACGAGATCATCGGCCGCGCCGGGTCCGACGACATGGGCGGCCAGGTCTGGATGCCGACCGACTCCACGAACGAATACAAGGACCTCGCCAGCCGGGCCGTCGAGCCCTGGGCGGGGCTCGTGGTCCGCTCGCTCGCGCAGACCCTGTATGTCGACGGGGTCCGGATGCCCGGCAAGGACGACAACCTGGCTGTCTGGGACGGCGCCTGGCAGGCCAACCGCTTCGACGCTCGCCAGATCGCGCTCCACCAGGCCGCCATCGCGCACGGCCTGGCCTTCGGCGTCTCCCTCCCCGGCAAGGACCCCCTCACCGGCGGCAGCATGCCGGTGCGCCGGGCCCACTCGGCCCTGACCTGCGCCGCGTTCTACGACGATGAGGACGACGACGAGTGGCCCACCTTCGCCATGCGCGCCTGGCCCCATGACGGCCTCTTCGGCGGCCTCGGCGGCTGGTACGTCCGGATCCTGGACGAGACCGCGGTCCACTACCTGACGACCAAGGGCACCGGCAACGACGCCGGTGACTGGACCTACCTGTCCTACGACGAGCACAACATCGGCATCACGCCGGTCGTGCGCTACGCCAACTCCATGGACCTCGACGGCCGGGCGACCGGCGAGATCGAGGGCATCGTCCCGCTCCTGCGCAAGATCGACCAGGACTCGTTCGACCGCCTGATCGTGCAGCGGTTCGGCGCCTGGAAGGTCCGGTTCATCGCTGGCATGGCCAAGCCCGAGGGGACGCAGTCCCAGCAGGTGGCCGAGGCGATGCGCCTCAAGGTCGAGGACCTGCTCATCTCGACCGACCCCAACACCAAGTTCGGCACCCTGGATGCGACCGACCTCAAGGGCTTCATCGAGGCCCACGATGCCGACCTGCGCGTCCTGTCCGCAGTCACCCAGACCCCGCCGCACCACCTGCTCGGCCTCTCCTCCAACCTGCAGGCCGAGGCCCTGGCCGCGGCCGAGTCCGGCCTGCAGCGCAAGTCCGGCGACGCCCGCACGATCCTCGGCGAGGCCCACGAGCAGCACTTCCGCCTGGACGCCCACATCATGGGCAACCGCGAGGAGGCCAACGCGACCAGCATGGAGGTCCGCTGGCGCGACACCGAGTCCCGGTCGATGGCCCAGGCCGCCGCGGCGCTCGGACAGATCGCCACCACCCTGCGCGTCCCGGTCGAGATGCTGTGGGAGAAGATCCCCGGCTGGACGGACGCCGACAGCGAGCGCGCCAAGCGCCTGTCAACCACCGGCGGGGTCGACGCGATCCTGCTGGCACTGGGGATCGACCCGGCCAAGGGGGTCCAGGAGCCGCCAGGCCCGTCCGGAGGCAGCGACCGTGGCGTCGAGTCCTGAGGCCGCCCTCCTCACCACCGCACACCGCGAGGCCCAGGCGCGCAACGCTGCCGTCATCGCCGCGCTGGTAGCGCGCTCCTGGCAGGGCGTGACGGCCCGCAACCTCGAGCCGTTCGCCGAGCAGTGGATCAACGCCATGATCCCGCAGGTGATGCTCCTGCGGATGCGCTCGGCCGCCATCTCGGCCGCCTACCTGCAGGCCTTCCGGGCCCTGGAGACCGGTGTAAACGACGGATGGCTGCCTGACCTGTCGGCCGATGTCCCCGAGGAGAAGATCCGTACCTCACTCTGGGTGACCGGCCCCCAGGCGGGGCGGAGGAAGGTCAACACCCAGCGCGAACTGCTGCGTGCGGCCGGTCTCGAGATCGGCACCCCGATGGAGACCGCACTGCTGCGCGAGGCCGGGCCCCAGGCCGCGGCGTCCGCGGTGCGCCACGTCACCGACGGTGGCCGGAACACCATCCATGACGCCGTCAGGGATGACCGGCTCGCGCTCGGCTACGTCCGGGTGACCAAGGACGACCCCTGCTACTTCTGCGCGATGCTCGCCAGCCGCGGCCACGTCTACAAGGGCGACTCGTTCGAGGACTCCAACAGCCTGTTCTCCGGTGCCGGGGTGGCCAAGGCCCATGACGACTGCGGCTGCACGATGGAGCCGGTCTACTCCCGCTCCGCCCCGCTGCCTGGCCGGGCCGAGGAGTTCGCCCGGATCTGGGCCCAGTCCACGCCGGGAACCAGCGGCCGGGACTCGATCAACGCCTTCCGGCGCTCCTACGAGGGTCGTTCTTAGGCAATCTCACCATCTGGACGACCTTGACAGGTCCCGAGTGTGTATGCTCGTGGTCAACGAGATGGTGCAGGTGCCGCTCAATGAACCCCCAGGAGGGTAAGCATGGCGCTTCCGAAGTTCGAGGACTACAAGGCCCCGTGGGAAACCAAGGACGGCAAGGACGTCCCCGAGGAAGAGCAGCAGATCGACCAGGCTCAACTCAAGAAGTACCTCTACGGACTGCAGAGCGACAAGGAGCGCGCGCAGACCGCTCGAGACGAAGTGACCAAGGAGAGAGACGAACTCAAGACGAAGGCCGACGAGGCCGCCCGCGAGGGTGAGACCGAACTCGACCGGATCAAGAGGGAGAACGCCGAACTCAAGGCCGCCGCGGACAAGGTTCCGGCAGTCAGCAGGGAAGCGCTCATCTACAAGGTCGCTCTCGAGAAGGGGCTTTCAGCCGACCAGGCCACCCGCCTGCGAGGTGACACGGAAGAGGACTTGTCCGCGGACGCGGATGTGCTCCTCAAGTCGTGGGGAGCCTCAGGCAAGGAGCCCGAAGGGGAGGGCGACACCCCCCTCGTTCGGACCCCGCGCCGCACGCACAACCCGGGAGATCCAGACCCCGGTGGCGACGAGATCACCGACGTAGCCGCCGCTGTTTCTTCGATCAACCGCGACTTTCTTCGCTGATCCACCGCACGGTCACCTGCCACGGAGACCGAAACGCGGCACCTGACACAACCTGGAGGTTCCCGTGGCCGTCATCAAGACCAAGCCCACGAAGGTCGTTGCCTTCTTCCTGGAGATGCTCCGGCGAGAACTGGTGACCCCCCTGGTGGTCACCCGCGTCTCGCAGGACTTCTTCACGGGCTCCCTGAACGACACCGTGACCCTGCGCATCCCCGGCATCCGTGCCGTCGCGCGTGACTACGAGTGGCGCACCCGTACCGCTCCCATCGTGCTGGACGACATCCAGGGCGAGGACGGCATCGCGATCAAACTGGACACGCACTCCTACAGCGCTACCGCGCTGACGGACGAGCAGATGACCCTGGACGAGATCGACTTCGCCGCCGAGGTCCTGCAGCCGCAGGTCACGGCCGTGGTCGACCGCTTCGAGGGCAAGGTCGTTACCGGCCTGCGCACCGCCGACTTCAAGGAGGTCATGTCCATCACCGCGGACACCGACCCCCTGCTGGTCGCGCTCGAGGCCCGGCGCCTCATCGACCGCAACAAGGTCGCCCCGCGCGCCGGTCGCTTCTTCCTGGTCGGCTCGGACGTCGAGGCCGCATGGCTCGCGTCCGACCGGCTGTCGCGCTACGACAGCACTGGCCAGGAGGGCACCCCCGCCCTTCGGGACGCCATCGTCGGCCGCCTCGCGGGCACCCCGGTCGTGGTCTCCTCGGCCCTGAACCCCGACGAGTGCTTCTACCTGCACAAGAGCGCCATCGTGCTGGGCAACGTCGCACCGGTCGTGCCCGCGGGCGTGACGGCCGGACGTTCCGGAATCAGCAAGGACGGCTTCGCCGTTCGCTGGATCCAGGACTACGACCCGAACTACCTGCGTGACCGCTCGGTCGTGTCCTCGTTCATCGGGGTCAACGACATCCAGGACGAGCGCGACCCGGCCACCGGCCTGGTCCGTCCGGCCAACTACAACCCGGGATCCGGCGTGACCGGCCCCCGGAACGTCCGCGGCATGAAGATCACCGTCACGGGCACCGGCAGCGTACTTTAGTCCCTCGTGGGACTGAACTTCACCCCTGACCAGCGCGAACGGTCAGGGGTGAAGTATGCTCGGGGCG